CGGTCTATGCCAACGGCGGCGGCGGGGGATTGATTTTCGAAGTTACCGCGACGGCGGGGGCGTTGACGTCTGCGCAGCTCACGGGTGGCGGCTTTGGGTACCTTGGCGGCGCGTCCGGGGCGTTCAAGCTCACGATTGACCCGCCGAACAACTGGACGGGCGGCACGGGCGGGATCGTCGAATGCACGGTTACGTCCGGCATCGTCACGGCCGTGGCGGTTAGCACGGCGGGCAGCGGGTACCTCGCGAGCGGGAACGGCGTATGGGCCCCGGAATTCGGGTACGGGTTTGAGGGGACGATTACCGTTTCCGGCGGCGTTTGCACGGCCTCCAGCGTGACCAATGGCGGTATCGGCTTCACGTCTAACCCGACGCTGGCGATTGGCAACCTGACGCTTCCGTCTGGCATCGGGGCCGGGTCCGGTACCATCGCGCTAACCGGCGCGGTTTCTTCGTCAACGGGCTATGCAACCCGTTTGATTGACGTTCAGTCGGCCAAGATTAGCGGAAACTGGTTCGAGAGCATAAACAGCAACGTCCGGCTAGAAAACGGAACGGGCGCGCTGTCCTGCAAAAATGTGCAGGTTACGAACAATACGCTGGTTTCTTCTGCGGAACATATCAGCCTAGAAACCACAAATAACCAATACACCGCGCTTCACAATACGCGCATTGGCCCGGCGTCGTCAGATAGCACGACCACCGTTGCTTCCGGGGCGATCCGGGCAACGGGTAACGTAATCAAGCTTGCCCCGGAAGGGGGCGTTGCGGACAGCCTCGATACCATAAACGGCGCGCTAGGCTTCGGGCATACGGTTCTACTGGTGGGTTCCGCTACCGCGCCTATCACCGTGACGGCGGCGGGCAACATTCGCCCCTTGGCGGGCGGCACGCGAACGCTTGCGGACCAATACGCCTCCCTTGAGCTGCGTTGGAACGGCTCGCTATGGTGCGAATATGGGTTTACCGACGTCGTCGCACCGGACGTGGGTTTGCTCACAGCGACTTGGGCGACCTTGCCTAGTGCGGCGACGTACCCCGGCCGCTGCGTCCTGATCACTGACGTCGGCGTTGACGGCGGGTCCGTGTGGGTAAGCAACGGGTCGATTTGGGCCCCGACCGGGCCCGTCGTTCTCGCGCGGTCTGCGGTCCAATCGGCGGCCCATACCGGGACAGTCACGGAAACAACCGTCCAAAGCGTGACCATCCCGGCGGGTCTCATGGGGACCAACCGCTCGATTCGCGTTAGCCATACGTGGAGCGTCGCGGCGCTGTCAGTCAACGCGAACGCCAAGACCTTCCGGGCGCGCCTGTCTACGGCGTCAAGCCCGCCCAACGGCACGGCGTTCAATTCGACGGCCGCCGCCAGCACCACCGCAACAACGGCACTTACGGGGCGGATTTCAAACCGCGACAGTGCGTCTGCGCAAGTGGTGGACCCGGGCGCTCTATCGGGTAACGGCGGCAACTCCACGTCAACCGTAGCCACCGGGACGCTCAACAGCGCCAACGTCTCATATGTTGTGTTTAGCGCCGAATTGGGGAACACGGGGGATACGGTCTATCTCGAGCGTTACCTAGTGGAGCTTGTGCCGTGACGGACAAATCTTCGCGGATCCAATTCGCTTTTGATCGCTCGGCCCGCCGCTATGACGTCGACGGTCGGCTGCACGTCGTCATGTCCAACATCAGCAAGGCGGCGGTTAACCCGTACTATGGCCGGGAGATTCCGAAGTGCGAGGAGCTGCGGCTAGACCCGAACAAGGTCTATTACCTGCTTCGGGATCCGGAAGAGCTCGAGCGCGCCGCGCCGACGTTTAACAATCTCCCGCTGCTATCCAAGCACGTCCCCGTGTCGGCGCTAGACGATGAATCGCATCAACCCGACTTTGTCGTCGGGTCGCTCGGGACGGACGCAGAATGGCGTGACCCCTATCTACGCAATTCGCTCGTGGTTTGGGCGGCCGGCGCGATCGCCGGAATCGAGAGCCGGGATCAACAGGAATTGTCCGCCGCGTACCGTTATGACGCCGATATGACCCCGGGGACTCACGAGGGCTTGCATTTTGACGGCGTCATGCGAAACATACGCGGAAACCACGTGGCCCTTGTCGAATCAGGCCGGGCCGGGTCGGACGTAGTCGTTGGCGATAGCCAAATCGAAGGACTTGCAATGCTCACGTCGCGAACCGCTCTAATGCTCTCCGGCGCTCTGGCGGCGGCAATCACGCCCCGGCTTGCGCAAGACGCGCAAATCGACTTCGGCCGGCTCGTGCAGGGCGTCAACCGCAAGAATTACGCCAAGACGACCAAGGATCTCCCGGCCCGCGTGCTTCGTGCCGTGACCCCCAAGCTGGCGGCCGACGGCTCCCTTGACGTCGACGACGTCGTTGGGATCATCGGGGCGCTCTCCGGGGCCGTCCCCGCCGCCGAACCGGACGCCATGCCCGCGATCGACGATGACGGCGGCGACGTGGTCGGGCGTATCTGCTCCATGCTGGAAGGTAAGGTCGACGACGAGACCATGGCCGCCATTCGCGCCATGGGCGGGACCGCCGCCGACGGATACGACGCCGAAGGCGAGCACCCGGAGCCCGACGGCGACGAACCGTTGCCGCCCAAGAAGGAAGACAAGCCCGCCATGGACGCCGCTCTCCGCAAGGTGCGCGCCGACGCCGCCGCCGATTTCCGCGCCGTGCGTGACGCAGAGCGCGAAGTGTTCCCCTACGTCGGCGAAGTGGTCGCCATGGACAGCGCCGCCGACGTGTACGGCTTCGCTCTCGAGACCATGAACGTCGATCTGGCGGGCGTCCCGAAGAGCGCGTATCGCGCCGTGCTGAAAGCCCTGCCCGTCCCCGGGTCGGACCGTCCGCGCATCGCCCAAGACGCCGCCCCGGCCGCCGACTTCGGCGCTCGCTTCCCGACCGCGCACGCCCTGAAGCGCGCAATCTAAGGACCGGCCCCAATGCCCTTTCAAACCGTTGTTCGCAGCCAACCGGCCCCCGCCGTAGCGGGCGACTTCGCCAGCGGCAACCCGCGTTCGGCCGTCCTCACCCAAGATGGGGAAGGCTTCGTTGCGGGCGCTGGCGGCGTGACCGTCGGTCGCTTCGCGTGGCTGTCTTCCGGCCTGCGTCGCAAACTGTTCTCCTATGGAATCGGCATTCCGGCCGGCTTCATTCACCGCGAACAGCAAGCCCTGATCACCGGCTTCTACGACCTGTACGGGTCGAACGTCCCCGAAGGCTTCCCCGTCACCGTCATGAACGGCGGCGACTTCTGGGCCAAGAATGACGGATCCGGCGCGGCCGTCCCCGGGCAAAAAGTGTTCGCCCAATACGCCGACGGCAAGGCTGTAACCGCCGCCGCCGGGGCGACCATCGCCAACGCGAGCGTCACGGCGTCCGTCGCCGCTTCGACCTTCTCCGTTACCGCGTCGATCGCCGACAACACCATGACCGTGACGGCGGTCGGCTCCGGGACTGTCGTCCCCGGCGCGACGATCTCCGGAACCAACGTCGTTTCCGGAACGACCGTCACCCGGCAAATCTCCGGGACCACGGGCGGCATTGGCGTCTACAGCGTCAGCACCGCACAGACCGTCGCCAGCACCACCGTTTCCGGCACTTACGGCACGATGACCGTAACCGCCGTCGCCTCCGGCACTCTGGCAATCGGCCAAGTGCTCGCCGGGGCCAACGTGACCGCCGCCAGCTTCATCACCGCCTATGGCACCGGCACGGGCGGAACGGGGACCTACATCGTCAGCCCGACGCAGACCGCCGCCAGCGCCACCGTTACCGCGACCGGAGCCGTGGAAACCAAGTGGTATGTCGCCAGCAACGCCCTTGCGGGCGAGCTGTTCAAAATGACTTCTACCGCCCCGTAAGGAACGCCAGATATGCGCCGTCACGCCGACTTTGCCGCTCTCGAGCGCTCCCATGGGATCGTGCTCCCGGGGGCGGCCGACTACATCACCCCGGAAGTCGCGATGGATTGCAACATCGCCTTCGATGCGCAGCCCGCCCTCGTGACCACTGGCAACAGCGGTATCCCGGCGTATCTGACAAACTACGTCGATCCGGGCCTTATCCGCGTGCTCGTCACGCCCATGAAGGCCGCCGAAATGATCGGCGAAGCTCAGAAGGGCGACTGGATCACCGATACCGCGACCTTCCAAGTGCTCGAGTCGACCGGCGAAACGTCGGCCTACGGGGACTACAGCGAAAACGGATCCGCCGGCGTCAACTTCAACTTCGTGCAACGCCAGTCGTTCCATTACCAAACCATGACCCAATGGGGCGAGCGCGAGCTTGAACGCGCCGGCCTCGCGCGTATCGGTTACGCTGCGGAGCTCAACGTGTCGGCCGCTCTGGTTCTCAACAAATTCCAGAACAAGACGTACTTCTACGGCGTCGACGGCCTGCTCAACTACGGCCTGCTCAACGACCCGTCGCTGTCCGCCGCCCTGCAGCCCGGCCCCAAGGCGTACGGATCCGCCGCGCACGGCCCATGGGTTACGGCTGGCGTCGTTACCGCCACGCCCAACGAGATCGTCACCGACGTTACGTCCATGTTCTACGCGCTGGTTTCGCAAAGCGGCCAAAACGTCGAAATGGGCACGCCGTTCACTCTCGCCATGTCCGGTCTGTCAGAAGTCGCCATGACCGCGACCAACAGCTTCAACGTCAACGTCGCCGATATTCTGCGAAAGATTTTCCCGAATATCACGATCAAGACCGCTCCCGAATACAGCACGTCGGCCGGCGAGCTCGTGCAGCTCTTCGTGAATTCGATCGACGGGCAGGATTTCGGAACGTGCGCCTTTACCGAAAAGATGCGCGCTCACACCGTCGTTCCGGCCGTCTCGAGCTGGAAGCAGAAGAAAAGTCAGGGCACTTGGGGGGCGATCATCAAAATGCCCCTCGCCATGACGCAAATGCTGGGGGTCTAATGGATACCGTCGTCGTCGCCTGCAAGCTCCCGCACGGGATGCACCTAGAAGTGCGCAACCCGGCGGGAATGGTCGAGAAGCGCGTCACCATCAATGGTGCGCGCCTCAAGACGTCCGCCACCGGGCGGGAGCTCAACACTCACGAGACGACCGACGACTTTGGGAAGGGCTACGGCCTGACCTTCAACGTCCCGGCCGACTTTTGGGCGCGCTGGTCCAAGGAAAATGCGGACTATCCGCCGTTCGCCCGGGGCTTCATTTTCGCGCAAGACAACCCCGTGGAAGCCAAGGCGCAAGCTCGGGAAATGTCCGATCTGCAAACCGGCTTTGAGCCCCTGTCGCAGTCGAAGCTTCCGGGCGGCCTGTCGAAGTTTGATCCGAAGAATTAGCCCGGATGACCGTCGCCGTCTTCTCTTACGCGGGATGGGCGGCGCGGTACCCGGAGCTCGTCACGGCGACACCCGAACCGCTCGCCGTTGAGCTCTTCGCCGAAGCCGCCTTGTATCTGGACAACACGGACGGCTCGCCCGTTTTGGCGGACGCCGTCACCTATCAGCCCCGGCTCTTGCTCTTGGGAATGCTGGTCGCGCACCTAGCCGCGTTGCGCTCCCCGGACCGCGCCGGCATGGTCGGCCGCATCGCCAGCGCCGGGCAAGGCAGCGTGAACGTATCGGCCGCCATGGACGGGCAAACCCCGAACGCCGCTTGGTATCAGCAAACCCAATACGGGGCTAACTACTGGACCGCCACGGCGCGCTACAGGACCGCGCGCTTTATCCAGCCGGCCGCCAGCGTGACCGTCCCGCCATGGCTACGATAAGCGGCGGCGAGAAGCTGCAGGACGCCCTCCGGGACATTGCGAAGCGCTTTGGCGTCAAGGGCGCGCTTAAGGTCGGCTTCCTTGAAGGGTCGACATATCCGGACGGGACGAGCGTCCCGACCATCGCCGCGATTCAGAATTTCGGCGCACCGTCCAAGGGCATCCCGCCCCGGCCATTCTTCAGCAACATGGTCGCGGAAAAGTCGCCCGCGTGGCCCGAAGCCGTCGGTAAGATCCTGCAGGCCAACGGCGGCGACGGGGCGGCGGCTCTCGAGCTCATGGGCGAAGGGATCAAGGGGCAACTGCAGGCAGCGATCGTCGAAGGCAATTACGCGCCTAACAGCCCCGTGACCAACCTTCTCAAGTATCGCTTCCCCATGGGCGGGCAGAGCTTTCAAGACGTGCTGGACGCGCGCCGGGACGTGGCGAACGGCGAAAGCGCGCCGGCCGGCAAGCCGCTTGTCCATACTTCGAATCTGCTCAATAGCGTCGACTATGAGGTTGGCGAATGAATCTCAACGCCCTCGCCGCCGGCCTAGCGCGGGCCGTCAACGCCCCTAACGAAGCGATCCTTTGGGTCGGTACCGGACTTTACAACGTGAGCCCTGACGGCGTCCGTACGCCCCGTTGGGCGGCGCAATACCCGGTCACGATTGACGTGCAGGAAGCGACGTCGAAGGACCTTAAGCAACTGGACGGGCTCAACGTGCAGGGCGTTACGAGCGTCGCGTATGTCAACGGCACGCTGGACGCCGTGAGCCGCGTTCGTCGCAAAGGCGGGGATATGATCACGCTGCAGGACAGTGGCGAGACCTATCTTGTGGCGATCGTGCTTGAACAATGGGCCGGCTGGTGCAAGGTCGGAATCACGCTGCAGCTCGAGCCGCCGAACGCATGACCCCGACCGTTACCGACGTCCAGATTTTTACGGCCGTTCGCGCGCTCTTGCTCGCGATCGTCCCGGACGGCGTCGAAGTGTTCCGGGGCGAAGTCAATCGCGTTCCGGAGCCAATCGGGCCTAACTTCGTCATCCTCACCGCCCGGACCCGCGTCCGGCTGTCGACGCCTGTCGAAAGCTGGACCGGCCGTGCGCCCGTCGGCCTCGCGGTCGAAACGTCTTTTGACGTCACCGTACAGGTCGACGTGCACGGCCCCCTGTCCGCCGATATCGCCAGCGTGATCGTCGGGGCCCTGCATAGCTCATGGGCATTCGATACGCTGGCGGCGCAAGATCCGGCCGTGCTCGCGCCGCTCTACTGCGGCGACCCGCAATCCATGCCGTTCGTTGGCGAGACGCAGCAAACGGAATGGCGCTACGTGATTGACGCGCACTTTGAAGCGAAGCCCGCGCTATCGACACCCGCACAATTTGCCGATACCCTCGCCGCTCAAGTCGTCATGGCTGATTCAGGACCCTAACCCATGCCCGCAATCCCCGCGTCCGCGATCGTCAATGTCAACCCGGGGGTCATTTCGGCCGGCGGCTCGGCTCTCGATCTGTCCGGCCTGTTGCTCACCGCCAGCACGCAACCGCCAATCGGGTCGGTCCTGTCCTTCTCTTCGGCTCTCGACGTCGCGGCATACTTCGGCGGGTCCAGTGCGGAAGCGGCGCAAGCGGCCGTCTATTTCGACGGGTACGACAACAGCACCGTAAAGCCGGCCGCCCTTCTCATCGCCCAATATCCGACCAACCCGCTAGGGGTCGCCCCCTACGTCCGGGGCGGGTCGCTGGCAAGCATGACCCTTGCGCAGCTCAACGCCCTCGGGACAGGCACGATCACGCTTGCCGTCAACGGCGTGTCGGTAACGTCCGGGTCGATCGACCTTAGCGCCGTGTCGTCCTTCTCCGCAGCGGCGACCGCGATCCAGACCGCGCTCGCGTCTTACGCAGCCGTGACCACCGCCGCTATTACAAACACGAATAGCCTTTCCGTCACGGCGTCCATCAGCGGCGAGATCATGACGGTTACGGCCGTTGGCGCGGGCAACGTCCGCAACGGGACGATCATCGCGGGAACGGGCGTCACCGCCGGCACGCGGGTCATTAGCCAGATCTCCGGCACGGCGAACCAAGTCGGGACCTACCGGGTCAGCGTTGCGCAGACTGTCGCCAGCACCACGATTACCGGGTCGGTCGGGACGATGACCGTGACCGCCGTCGCGTCCGGTACGCTCGCGGTCGGTCAAGTCATCTCCGGGACAGGCGTCACCGCCGGAACCTTCATCACCGGCCTTGGGACCGGCACGGGGGGCACCGGAACCTACTTCGTCAGCCCGGGGCAAAACGCTTCGTCGACCACCATCAGCGCCGGCCCGCTCGCCTGCACATACGACAGTGTTTCCAGCGCGTTCGTCATCACCGGGGGCACCCCCGGCACTGTCGGAACCATCACGTACGCTTCCAGCGCTCTGTCGACGTCCCTGAAGCTCACGGCGGCGACCGGCGCGACCTTGTCGCAAGGCGCGCCCGAAGGCGTCCCGTCGACCAATCTGGACGCGCTTATCGCCACCACTCAGAATTGGGCGTCGTTCACTACCGCCTTCGAACCGTCCATCACCGACAAGCTTCTGTTTGCGGCTTGGACGAACGCCCAAGATGACCGCTTCGTTTACGTCCTTTGGGACACCGACGCTCTAGCGATCACGAACAGCGCGCTTTGCGCCGGCCGCCAGATTGCCGCCGCCGGGTACGCCGGAACCGCGCCGGTCTACAGCCCGACCGATCAATACCTTGGCGCGCTGGTCATGGGATTCATCGCGTCGCTGGACTTCGCCCGGGCCAACGCTCGCGCGACTCTTGCCTTCCGCTCGCAGGCGGGCATGACCGCCAGCGTGACGAGCTCCACCGTTGCGGAGCAACTTATCGCGAACGGCTATAACTTCTACGGGGCCTACGCGACGGCCAACGACGAGTTTGTCTTCCTGTACCCCGGGTCGGTCTCCGGCGACTTCTTGTGGCTAGACAGCTACGTGAACCAAATTTGGCTCAACAACAGCCTGCAGCTCGCGCTCATGACGCTGCTTACCGGAACGCCGTCGATTCCCTACAATGCGGAAGGCTACGCCCTTATTGAGGCGGCTGCGCTGGACCCAATCAACGCGGCCCTTTTGTTCGGCGCAATTCGCCCCGGCGTGACCCTGTCCGCGCAACAGGCCGCGACCATCAACAATGTCGCCGGCTTTGACGCCGCGCCGATCGTGTCGGCCCGGGGCTGGTACTTCCTTGTTCAAGACGCCAGCCCGTCCGTCCGTGCCGCCCGTGAATCGCCGCCCTGTACGCTCTGGTACGCGGACGGGCAGAGCGTCCAGAAGATCACTCTCGCCAGCCTGCAGGTGCAATAATGGCCCGTCTGCGTACACTCACGGCGGCTAACGCCATTCTGTTGCTGTCCGTGACGGGGCTTTACGTCACGCCCCAACGGATCCAAGGCTTCTCGACTGACGACGCGTTCGACGTCGACACTGTCGAAGGCGCGGAAACCATGATGGGCGTCGACGGCCTGCTGTCCGGGGGCTACGTCCCCAAGGAACGCAAGATGACCGTCACGCTGCAGGCGGACAGCCTCAGCAATGACTTTTTCGACAATTGGGTTTCGGCTCAAGACGTCGTTCGCGAGCTCTATATCGCCAACGGGTCGATCGCGATTCCGTCGCTGTCCAAGAAGTACACGCTTACGCGGGGCATCCTGTCCAGCTACAAGCCCCTCGCCGGCGTCAAAAAGACCCTGCAGGCCCGGCCCTTCGTCATCACTTGGCAAGCCGTCCAGCCGGCTCCGTTCTAATGGCCCGGCGCACCGCAACCGTCACCGTGACCGCCCCGGGGCGCGATCAAGGCAAGGTGTTTGAGCTCACGGAAATGAGCGCAGCGCAGGCCGAAGATTGGGCGCTCCGGGCGTTTCTCGCGCTGGCGAGATCCGGCGTTGAGATTCCGGAAGACGTCGAAGCGTCCGGCTTTGCGGGCATCGCGTCGCTAGGTCTCCGGGCCTTCGGCGGCATGACCCACGCCGACGCCAAGCCGCTCATGGACGAAATGTTTTCGAGCTGCGTCCAGCACGTCCCGGACGCCCGTAACCCGCTCGTGCGGCGCGGGCTGGTCGATGACGACACGGAAGAAGTCGGGACGCGGCTTTGGCTTCGCGGCGAAGTGCTCAAGTTACACGTGGATTTTTCCGTGGTCGCAGCCCTCTTGAGCTCGAGGACGGCGGCGACCGGGTCGGACGCTTCGCCCCTTACGTAAACGTACCGGGGCTTATCGCCGTCGTTGTTTCGAGCCGCCTCGCGACGCTGCACGAGCTGCAGACGATTTACGGGCTTCAAGATGCGTACGATCTGTTAGAGATTATTCGCGTCGACGGGTACAACGCGCGGGTCTCAAATGCCGACGATAATTGACAGCCTGATAGTCACGCTTCGGCTTGACGGGGGCAATTTCGAGAAAGAAGCCTCGCGGCTGGACGCCACGGAACGCAAGGTCCGTGACGGCGCGCAAAAGCGCGGGCAGGCGATCGAAGAGAGCCAAAAGCGCCAACGCGAAAGCTTCTCGCAGCTCACAAAAGCGACGCTCGCCTATGGGGCCGCGTTCCTTGGCCTTGGGTCCGTTACCGGCTTCGTCAAAAACATAATCAACGGCGATGCGTCCATCGGCCGCCTGTCCCGCCAGATTGGCGAGTCGACCGAAGAGATTAGCGCTTGGGGCGGCGTGCTCCGGGGCGCGGGCGGCACGGCCGAACAAGCCGCGTCCGATCTATCCCTACTGCGCAATAGCTTTGAGGATATTCGGCTAACCGGCCAATCGCAGCTTATCCCGTTCTTCAATCTGTTAGGGCTTTCGCTTAAGGATCTGGACGACCCGGGCGAAGCGCTCTTGCAGATCGCGGACAAATTCGCGGGCATGGACCCGACGCAGGCCGCCGCGATCGGCCGGCAAATGGGCTTCAGCCCGGCCATGGTTTCGACGCTCGTAAAGGGCCGGGCCGCGACCGAAGAGCTCCTTAACGCCCAATACCGGCTAGGCGTGACCACAAAACAGGCCGCCGCCGACGCCGAAGAGCTGCAGCGCGCGCAAGCCGATCTCATCACCCTGCTTGGCGGGTTTGCCCGGACCATCAATAAAGACGTCGTTCCGGCCGCTACGGCGGTCGGAAAAGTGCTGCAGGCGATCGCGCAGGATCAAAGCTTCCGCGCCTTCATGTCGGCCGCGAAGGACGCCACGCTCGCGCTATTCAGCGTCGCAAAACCCGTCTTTACGGTCCTATTCGGGCTCATACAGTCTGTTGCCCGGCTTCTGTCCGGAGATTTCAGCGGCGCTTGGAAGTCCGTTAAGAATACCGTCGTCGACGTCGTCAAATCGCTAGAGTCGGCGTGGACCAACGGCACGCGGGCGGCGGTCAAATTCTGGCGGGCGGCGCGCGGGCTGGACCCGGAGTCGACGGGCGGCACGCCGCAAGCCCCCGGTCCGGCCGGCGCGAGCCCCCAAGGGCCCGGCGGCGCGGAACGCTTCGGGCATATCGTCAAATTTTTCACCGATCGCGGCTATTCGCAGGACGTGGCCCGGGGCATCGCGGCGGGCATTTATGCGGAATCCAAAGGCGACCCAAAAGCGATAAACCCGACAAGCGGCGCGTACGGCGTCGGGCAATGGCTAGGGTCACGGCAGCGCAAGCTTTTTGAAAAGTACGGGTCGGACCCGACGCTTTTCCAGCAACTCGAATTTATGGATTACGAGCTCCGGGGCGGCGACCATGGCGGGGCGGCGGTCCGGGGCGCGCGAGGCGAGCGGGCCGCACTGGACGCCTATATCCGGCGCTTCATGCGTCCCGCGCAAGGCGCGGAAACGTCCGGCGACTTGCAGCGCGGTCAAGCGGCCCTGCAGCGTTACCGGCCGATTAGCAACGTCGGCGGCGCAAGCGTGACCATCGGGGCCCTGCACGTGCACACCGCCGCCACGGACGCCCGGGGCATCGCTACGGGCATTTCCCGCGAGCTGGCGGTAGTCGTCCCGCAAGCCAATCTAGGGCTCGTGTAATGCCTCAATCCATCGTCACGGTTCCGCTGTTCCCTAACGTGCCCAACGTCCCCGGCGTGCCCCCGCTGGTACGGTCTGCGGAGGGGGCAAGCAACGTGCTCACCGGCACGCTGCAGGGCGTCCGGGACGCCGCCAGCGGGCAGTTTACCGGGGCCCTGCAGGGCGTGCTCCTGCTGTCCAACGGGCAAGCGGGGGCCGTGCTCGGGACGCTACGGGGCGTTTTGGACGGGTCGAACAATCTGACGGCCCTTCTGTCCGGGGGCGTCGCCGGGCAAGCCATCGGGACGTTTGCGGGGGCGATCGGCGCGGCCGGCCAACTCTCCGGAACCATCAACACGCTTCTAAGCCAAGTGACCGGCACGCTTGGCGCATCGGACGGCGCGTCCGTGGCGGCGCAGGCCGAACCGTTTAGGTGGGGAATCTTCAAGGCGGCCCTTAACGCCCCCGTCGTGGTCGCGGACAGCGTCGAAGCCTTCGAAGAGCAAAAAGAATACAGGGTCATAGACTACCCGCTCGAGGACGGGGCTTTTGAGTCATACAACAAGGTTGAGGTTCCCCAAGAGATCCGTTTTACCTTCAAAAAGTCCGGGACGATTGCGGAGCGCAGCGCGTTTCTGACAACGGTCGACAACGCGCTAAAGTCTCTGGATCTGTACGACGCGGTCACGCCGGAAGCGACGTACCTCGATATCAGCCTAGTCCGACGCGAAATGAGGCGCACCGCCGAAAAGGGCGCGCAAATGCTCACAGTCGACGTTGTGGCCCGTCAAGTGCGCAACACGGCCGTAACCACGTTTACGAGCTCGAAAGCCCCTAGCGCCGCCGCTACGGCTAACAGCGGGCCCGTCCAGCCCGGGCCGGCCCCCGCTAGCGCGCCGGATCCGGCCGCGTTCGTTCCATCCCCGGGGGTCGCCTAATGCTCACCGTTCCGCTGCAGGCCGTCCCGTCCCAAACGCTGGCGATTTCGCTAGGGGACCAACCGTGCAAGATTGACGTCGTGACCCGGGGTGACGGGCTATATGTTAACCTGTACGTCAACGACGCGCTTGTTATCGGCGGCGTGGCGGCCCGTAACCGCGTGCGCGTGGTGATCGACGCCTATCTAGGCTTTATCGGCGACTTGTCGTGGCTAGACACCCAAGGCGACGAAGATCCGACCTACGACGGCCTCGGGTCGCGCTGGCAACTGGTATACCTATGACGTTTCTACGCCGCGAGATCGACGTTAAATTCCAGCTTGGCAAAGGCAACTTTGGGCAAGACGGCGTCGATACTGTCGAAATTACGGGGCTTCGCGTCGCCGCCAGTATCCAGAAAAACGGCGGCGTGTCCCTCTCCCGGGCGTCAATCAAGATCTACGGCTTGACCCTGTCGACCATGAATCAGCTCTCAACGCTCGGGAAGCCGCTGGTCGACGGCCGGAACAATACGGTCACGCTCACGGCTGGCGACGCCAACGGGAAAAGCGTGGTTTTTTCCGGGACGATCACAGAAGCATGGGTGGACGGCACGAACGCGCCCGAAGTCGCCTTGCTGGTCGAAGCTTTCGGCGGCCTTCTGGACGCGCTGCGCCCCCTTCCGGCGACAAGCTTTCAGGGTAGCGTCGACGCCGCGACGATTGTCGCCGGCCTTGCGCAGCAAATGGGTTACGGGTTCGAGAATGGCGGCGTCGAAGGCGTCATCCTTACAAACCCTAACTATCCGGGAACCGGCCGGCAACAGCTCGAAAGCGTGGCGCGTGACGGCGGTTTCAACTTCTTCATCGACGACGTCCTAAACGCGGTCGCGATATGGCCCCGGGACGGCGTGCGCGGCGGGCAAATCCCCCTCATAAACGCCGCCACGGGCCTAGTCGGCTTCCCGACGCATACGGAAAACGGAATTCTGGTCACGTCTCTGTTTAACCCCGCCGTGATCTTTGGCCGCGCGATTCAGGTTGAAAGCGTGCTCACGCCGGCCGCCGGGCAATGGACCGTGTTTGCGGTCTCTCATGATCTGGAAAGCCTAGCTCCGGGCGGCGCGTGGTTTACGCGTGCGCAATGCACCGTCCTTGGGAGAATCGCCCTTGCCAGCTAGCGACAACTACAAAGGCGCGCAACAGCTCTCGAGCGCGACGGATACCGCTAACGCGCTGGACTTTGTCGTGCGCATGGTCATGGGGCAAATGGCGACGGCGACCGTGGTCAAGGTGCTTGCGGTCTCTAACGCGGGCGGCGTGTCGGCCGTCGGTACGGTCGACGTGCTCCCGCTCGTGGCGCAAATCGACGGGGCGGGCAATGCCACGCCGCACGCGCCTATCTACGGGCTCCCGTATATGCGCTTGCAGGGCGGGACGGACGCCGTGATTCTCGACCCAAAGGTTGACGACATAGGGCTAGCCGTCTTCGCCTCCCGCGACATAAGCGCAGTCAAGGCGACCAAAGCGGCGGCCAACCCGGGCAGCTTCCGGCAATTCAGCCTGTCCGACGGCCTGTATATCGGCGGGTTCCTCAATGGCGTCCCGACCCAATACGTGCGGTTTTACGCCGACGGGATCCAGATTGTCACGCCGGGCGACGTTGCGATACAGTCGGGGGGCGCTGTCACCGTTGAGGCCCCCACCGTGACCATTACAAGCCCGGATATCCAGCTAGAAGGCGCGGTCCATGTGACCGGCGCGCTTACGGGGGATAGCACCGCGACCTTTACCGGCGTCGTCACTGGCGACGGCCGTAGCCTCACCACGCACAAGCACACCGGCGTTACGGTCGGCGGCGGCACTTCCGGCCCGGCGGTCCCATGAACAGCCTTCTCTTAGATCAAACGACGTGGGATCTTTGCCTAGACGCGGCGGGCGATATAGCCGTTGCGTCCGACCCGTACGCCATGGCGCAAGACGTCGCGTCGGCTATCCGCCTGTTCCTCGGGGAGGCGTGGTACGACACGGCCCTTGGCGTCCCGTATTTCGACCAAATTCTAGGCCACGCCCCGCCGGTCTCGCTCGTCAAGCAACAATTGACCCGGGCCGCCCTTACCGTCCCGGGCGTGGTCGCCGCGACCTGTACGCTCGCCTCAATTGCGGGCCGCCAGCTTACCGGCCAAGTGCGGGTTACAGACACCGCCGGGACCGTGCTATCTATCGCGTTCGCGGGCGGCTCAACGTCCATAGGGGGCTGATATGACCACAAGTGTTCCGTCCCCGACCTTCGGCCCCCGGGGCTTCGTCGCGCCTAGCGAGCCGGATATTCTGGCGGGCGTGCAGGCGGACCTAAACGCCGCCTTCGGGGGCAATCTAAACCCGTCCCTGTCCACGCCCCAAGGGCAGCTCGCGACCGGCTTCACGACGGCCATAGGCGAGAAGAACGCTCTTGTTCTGCAGGTGCTTAACGGCGTGGATCCGGCGCTAGCCACGGGCCGCCTGCAAGACGCGATCGGCCGAATCTATTTCCTCGAGCGCCTGCCTGCTATCGCGACGTCCGTCGTGGCGACATGCACCGGGAGCCCGGGCGTCGTCATTCCGGCCGGTTCGCTCGTAGCGTCAACCGCCGGCGACCTGTACGCCAGCACGTCGCGTGCCAAGATCCGGAGCGGCGGAACGGTCGACGTCGTGTTTCAATGCCAGACCACAGGCCCTATTGCCTGCCCGGCCGCCACGCTCACGAGTATCTATCGCGCCGTCCCGGGATGGGACAGCGTGACCAACGCAGACCCGGGAACGGTCGGCCGGGACGTTGAGAGCGCGACCGAATTCGAGGCGCGGCGGCGGGCGTCCGTGGCCCTCAACGCCGTCGGGTCGCTTCCGTCCGTGCGGGCCGCCGTCCTGTCCGTCCCGGGCGTGCTTGACGCCTATGTCACCGACAACAGCACCGCCGCGCCTGTCGCAACAGGCGGCGTGACCCTGCCCGCCTATGCCTTGTACGTCGCGGCGGCGGGGGGCGACGGGCAGGCCATCGCTGAAGCGGTATGGGGCAAAAAGTGGCCCGGCCAACCCATGTATACCGCCACCGCGACCCTGTACGCTGTGGAAGACCACGATCCGTCCTACACGCCGCCGTACCCGTCCTACGACGTGTACGTTGTGACTCCGACGGACCTTCCGATTTTTATCGCCGTGTCGATCACCGATTCGCTCGCCGTCCCTTCCGACGCCGAAGCGCAAGTGCAGGCGGCGATCGCAAACGCCTTTGTCGGGGGTGACGGCGGGACACGGGCCGGGATTGGCCGGACCCTGTATGCGTCCCGTTTCCTCGCGTCCGTGGTCACGCTTGGGGCATGGGCCGCCAACGTCATATCCATCAGTATCGGCACGACCGCGAGCCCGACGGGGGACACCGTAACCGTCGACATTGACCAACTGCCCTCACTCGACACCGCCGACGTGACGTTGACGCTCGTCTAATGCCCTACGCCCCCCTCAACCCCCTTGTCAGTCAGTACGCCGCCAGCCCGACGATTATCCGGCTGCTAGAAGACTTCTCGACTTGGATCGTTCCGGACGCCGATATCGACGCTTGGTATGATCTGGTTTGGAATGTCGCCACGGCGCAAGGCTATGGGCTAGACGTTTGGGGGCGCATCGTCGACGTCGGGCGCGTGGTGCTTGTGGCGAGCGGCGAGATAACGCTAGGCTTTGAGGAGTCCAACCCGTCCAGCGCCGTCCCGTTCGGCGAAGGCGTCTTTTTCAATGGCGGCTCGTCAACGTCCAACTACGCCCTGCCCGACGCGGACTATCGAACGCTCATTTACGCCAAGGCGTTGAGCAACATTTGCGACGGGTCGATACCGTCCGCAAACCGAATCCTTCGCTTGCTCTTCCCGGGCCGGGGAAACTGCTATGTGACAGACGGCCTCGATATGACCATGACGTACACGTTCGAATTTCCGCTTACGGCCGTTGAGCTGGCAATCCTTGCGCAATCCAACGTGCTCGCCACGCCTTCCGGCATCGTCGCCACAATCAACGTCATCTAGGGGCCCGCAATGGACGCCGCCGACATTCCGACCAAGTTTCCGATTCCCTTCGCCTCGAGCGCGGGTGGCGGCTATATCCGGACCATTCCGGAAGCCCCCGGCGCGTCTGGCGTCGCGAATCTTACCGAAGGCTTCCCGCCGGAGTGCTTCACGCCCCTGTCCGGCGGCGGCGTGCCCCCGGCCGGACAGGATTTTAACGGGATCCTGAATCAAATCACCGCTTGGAACCAATGGCAGGCGGCCGGCGGAACGTCCCTGTACGACGGCACATTCTCGACCGATATCGGCGGCTATCCCGCCGGCTGCATTCTGCGCAGCACCACGGCCGGCCTCTATTGGGTGAATCTGGTCGACGCCAATACGACCAACCCGGACAGCGGCGGGGCGGGCTGGCAAGCGCTGGTCGCCCCGGACAGCGTCGCGAATACGCAGCTCGCGCAAATGCCGACGCTCACGGCCAAGGCCAATATCGGCACGGCGTCCGTGGTCACGGCTTCGATCGCCTCGCAGACGATGACCGTGACCGCCGTCGCGTCCGGCCGGCTGGCAATCGGCCAAACCCTGTCCGGGACGGGCGTCACCGCCGGCACACGCATTACGGCCTTCCTCACCGGCACGGGCGGTACAGGCACGTACAGCGTGAGCGTCGCGCAAACCGTCGCCAGTGGCACTATCAACGCCACGGGGACCGCTTCTGCGTCTGACGTGCCCCT